TTATCTAATGACCAAAGTCCTGGTTCTAATTGAATTTCATCTGCACTTGACGCAGATCCCCATCCACCTGATCCCCATGTGAAAGTACCCCAACCATAACCATAAGATTGTGCCGCAGGACCAACAGGTTCATAAGGTATTAAATCTATATCACCACCTGTAGCCACGGTCCCCGTTGCGTTTTCCGTCTGTGTGATGGTAAAGGTTGTTGTGCTTGGTACCGTAATGATTTGAAAGTTTTTATCTTCAAAGTCTGCTGCATCATAACCTGTGCCTGCTGGTAAAGTCACATCATTAAATTGTACAATATCACCTACATTCATTCCATGATCTGAGCTTGTGGTTAAAGTACATGTTGCAGAACCAGATGTGGTTGCAATCGTTGCAGCGGTAATGGTTGTCTTTACAGGAGTGATATCAAATAATTGACCTTCAAAATATAATAATAAAAACTTATCGGTTCCAATCGCAACATATCGGTTTCCATCTAAATCCACAAAAGCATGAAGCTTTCGTGTAACACCTACAATACTATCAGTAACTAATGATGACCAACCACCTACTTTTTCTGGTAAGCCATATCTAAAACGCACATTATCAGAATCAATCCATCGTCCTTGTGCGCCGACGGTTGTATTTTGTTTATCAATTCCTGCTGCAAATTTAACTTGCTGAAGAGGCATGTAACCTCCTATACGTTATCTTTATACACCCAGCCTCTTGTTGCATTCACGTAGACAAGAGTAAAAGCTGTACTGTTTGTTGATATGGTAAGATTTCCTGTAGATCCTAAAATGTTATCTGAACTTGTTACAATTAAATTATTTGAAGCTAAATTATTTCCTGTATCTACAAAAGTAACTTCATCTCCTACACTTGGAGATGCAGGTAAAGTAACCGTAATGGATGAACCTACTCCACCATCATTGGATGAAGTATTGATTAATAATTGATCGTCTTTGACTGCAGTATAAGTTGTGGTTGGAACGGTGTAGTAACCTTTGGTTCGCATTCCTAGTACCACATTTGTGCCGTCAGAATATACCAGTTGTCTAGATCCAGCTGGAATCGTGACCCCTGTGCCTGATACCGTTTTAACCGTTAAGGTATAATTAGAAGATGACCTTGAAGTTGCATCTTCTACCACAAACACTCTTTCAGCAGAGTCTGGCATAGTTACGTTTCTATTCGCTGCCAAAGTTCCTGTTAATTTAAAATATAAATTCTTTCCATTGGATATTGCACCATTGGATAATGCGAGTGCAACATCTGCTGAAGCAACGTCAATTGCAATATAACCCGAAGCTGCTTGTTCGAGTTGTTGTAAATTTGTGTTTGTAACGGTACCCCAAGTTCCTGACTTTTCACCTGTGGTCATGAGCTCGAGTTTTAAATCACTTGAATAAGTACTTGCCATATTTCTCCTACGGATCGTCTGGGTCGATTGCTACCCAAACTTGATTTGCCCCTGCGGGTATTTCATTCCATATTATCACAGAAACATCACCATTTGCAAGGTTAAAACGATTTCCTGTTACAGGAACACCAAAATCAACATCAACATTACCTACTCGAATAGTTAATTCTTCCCCTGTAGCAATAACTCTAGCGTTTTGTATAAATTCTGAAGCAAAAGCTGCGGATGCAAATGGTTGTTGACCAAAAAACATTATGAACCTTTCCTTGGTTGCAATTCAACCCAAACTTGATTAGCACCTGGAATAATACCATCCCATTGTTTAATTCGAACTAATGTTGTTCCAACATCTAAACCAACGCCTTCAGCGTTAATTGTAATATTTACCTTAGTTGTAACAGTTCCTGTCGCAAGATCCAATGCATTTGTAGTAACTGCTACCTCTGCGTTTGCTTTTGCATTAACATCACCAATACCGATTTCAAGTGTATTACCGTTTACTGATACATTCGCCTCTGCTACAGTTGTAACACTACCTGTTGTAGCCACAACTTCAGAACCTGTAGGTAGTATTGTTGCTTTTGCAATGGTTGTAACGTCACCTGTATCTACATCAACGCCTGATCCTGTTACATCATATTTAAATGCAAAGGTTACACTGCCTGTATCTACATCAACGCCTGATCCTGTTGGTTCAGCAACGGCTTTACCTACAATCGTTGGATCACCTGTATCAACTTGAACTTCTTCTCCTGATAATCCAATAGTTTGATCTGGTGGATCCACGGTTCCCGTTGCAAGGGCCGTTTCATTTCCTGTAACATCGATGTTTGCATTTGCTTCTACAATGACATTTGTATCAGTAACCACTCTAAATGGATTACCTGTAACTTCAACTGTTCTTGGAAGTGCAATCGAAACATCGCCGATTCTGATAATTTGATCATTTCCTGTAACCGAGATATTTGCATTTCCAACAAGTGCAACGGTTCCTGTATTAGTATTAACACCTGATCCTGTTACATTGACAAATGCGTTAGGATTAAATCCTTGCGAAGCGAAAGCTGCTTCGGCAAAAGAAACCGCACCGAAGAACATGATTACGCTCCTGGATCGATAATGTTATTGCCGTCTATGGCAGCCCATTCTTGTATTGCTTGGTAATCTGTGTTTGCTGGGTCTAGTGGTACGAAACAAATTTTATCTGTATTATATAAAACTCTGTAGGTATAAAATACTGAATTATCATCATATTGTTTTGTAACCGATACTATATTATTTTCATTAATCATTATAACTCCGCATCTGCTATTAAGTTTTGTATATAAGAGTAAGTTCCTGTACTACTTACTACATCACCTTTAAGTAAAAGCATTTTATTATCAGTAGCAGACTCTGTTGTAGGACTTCCTGATGCAAAAGTTCCACTAGTATCACCTGTTATTGTAACAGTTGGAGTTGCTCTCATTCTTGGATTTAATGAAAAACTTTGTCTTCTAAAAGTTCCACTATCACTAATCATATGAAAAAATACATTATTACCACTACTAATTAATTCATTATAATATCTTTTACACCTCTGTAAATTCACATCAACAGGTAAGAACTCAAAATCAGATTCAGATATTCCTGCCTCTAATTGCACTCCTGTTATGTACCAATCGTTATCAGTTGAGTCTGCAAGGTTGACTTGACCTACGGCTCTGTTTGCATTTGTTTGTGAACCCCAAGAAGTTTGTAAAGTACCAGATGTGTAAGTGCTTCCAGCACCTAACCAAAAATTACATTCAAAAGTTTTAGCATTATCATTATTTAAAGCACCTGTTGTATCACCAGCAAAAGTGATTGTTTTCTTTTCCCAAGTGTCTGTTGTGTTTATGGTATATGATTTTGATATACTTCTTGTGTTGTTATAATCGTAAAATTCTACTATGTATGTTCCTGTTTTTGAAGATTTAACCCAAAATGAAAGTGTCAGACTTTCAGCATTAGCAGTACCTTTTTTTAAATACTGTAAATTTTGACCTTCAAATAATTGCTGAAAAATTAAATAATCTCCAGCCGCAGGTGATGCGTCTGCTATGGTACAATCCATTTTTAATGATGTAGCAAAACCTTTACCACTTGGTACATCACTATCTTGCGATTGTGTAAATGTACCTAAAGAAGACATTGCTGTTCTAAATCTATCAACTGTATGATAACCCGTAGATGTAATTCCAGTTTCAGAAGTTCCTCGTTGCGCAACACTCATATCACCATTGATAATAATGTTTCTAAAATTAACACCTCTTGTGTCTGCGATCGCTGCGGATTCTATTCTAGTTAATGGCATAATTAATCTCCTATCCTGTATGCACCGAAGTAACATGATTCAGTTTGTTTATCTGCTCTACCATTATTTGAACCTGTCACATTTACATATGCAAAAACTTCAACATAATCTGTTGAACCATTCATATCTATAACAGCAGAGTTAGTTATACTTAATGAGTTTGCCTGATTATCTGCTGGGTCAAAAGTTGTTGTTCTGTAATTTGAACCATTTTTGTATATATATAAATTTAAACTTACCATTGTGTTACTAGTATTACATTGTATTTTATTCTGAGTATAAACAAAATATTTTCCAGCGACTAATGGTGTAAATCTATAATTTGTAGTGTTATCATAATATCCATCTGTATCAAATATTTCATTATCATATTGTATTTTTACATTTGTGGCATCAGTTAAAGTTTGGTCTGCTGATAAAGACGCTTCAAACGCTGGATACATGTGACCAGATAATTTGCCAGTAGGAATAGTAAGGTCTCCTGATCCATCAGAGCTAATAATATTATTGCCTCCTGAATCTTGTAGTATGTCGACTTTAAGTGTGCTGCTCATTATTATAAATCTCCAATTTTTTTAAAAATTAAACCTGTTCTAAAATCTGTTGATGAATTTCCGTCAAGTCTCATAGAAGCAGTATCAGTATGTCCAAATATTCTAATTTTATCGTTTGAAGTATCAGTACATCTAATAATAGTGTTAAATGCTAAAGGTATATAATAATTACTAGCTGTAACTGATCCTGCATGACTAGCTCTTCTTGTGTATGTACTATTGTCATTTGTTTCAGCAATATATACAAGAGCATACACGGTTGCTGATGTGTTGTTTATGTAACCTTGAAAATAAATATTCCAATAACCTGTACTTGGAAAAGAAAAAGTACCACTACTTTCAGTCATACCAGTCCCTTTTTTTGTAAAATTTCCTTGACTCCATCTTCCCCAATTAGAGTTTATTTGTGTATCTGTATCTGATGTGCTAATTGTAAAATCACTTGTTAGATACCACATATCCATTTCTGAAATACCTACTTTATTAACAACACCACTTCCTAAAGCAATCGTCTCCCCGCTTTGACCAAGTGTAATGGTACCTGAGCCTGAGCTTGTTTCGATGTTCTGTACTTTTAAAGTTCCGTTTGCCATTATGCTCCTATCCTGTATCCGCCAATAACACTGTAATCTCCAGGTTGAAGATATGGATTTCCGCTACTATCACTAATAGATACATAAAATTCTACATAATCATCAACACCATCTAAAGGTACTACAACATTTAGCTGTGCTGTATCGTAGTAGTTATTGTTATTAGTAAAATTCGAATGTGTTCTTTTATAAGTGCTTCCGTTTTTATAAAGATGTAAATGCCAAGTTGATAAATTTGAAGGTGCACCTGTATTGCAACCTATATTAATATAAAAATAATAGTTACCTGCTACTAAAGGTGTATATCTGTAGTTTGTTGAGTTATCGTAATAACCACCAATGTCATAAATTTCAGTATCAAATTGAGCTTTTGTAAGTGTGCCAGATGTTAAATTTTGATTTGCGGATAGACCAATTTGAAACGCTGGATACATGTGACCTGTAACAGCACCATTCTCAAATGTAACCGTAGATGAATTAGTAGAACCAATCGTTAGATTAGTTGTTCCTGATAATGTGTCTATGGTGTTTGTCTCTAATTTACTCATTATAAAATTACGAATGTACTCCCATCTGGAATCGTAAACGTTGCTCCATCGTTAATGGTTATGGGTCCAACTAAACTTCCGTTCTCTGAACCTGTTAAATTAATACTTCCAAAACTTTGTGCATTCTTCGTAAAGAATGCTGAATTCAAACTTGCTGCTGTAACTGTTGCATCGGTTGGAGTTCCAATATCAAATACATCCCCTAACACCGTTCCAAAAAAAGTCTCCCCTGAAGCAGGTGCCGATGCGAATGTAATCTGAGAGCCTGTAATTGTAAAGGCGGATACGGGCTCTTGGATGACGGATGACAAAGAGATTACACAATTGGCTTCGTTACCTGGAGAGATAGCACTGCCATTCACCGTTAAGTCAAACGATGTAAGTGTACCGTTGAACGAACTTGATATGTCGTCCAGTATTTAATATCGCCCAGACTGCGGAGATTTTCCTACGTAAGCCAATTGTAAATCTCCTTATTCCGTTGGTATTGGATTAGCTGTATTAACCGCTGCGATATGGTCTTTCCA